CAAAAGTTTTATGCAAAGGGCTGGACTGAACCAGTTTCTTATCAACAAAGGCTTGAGCAAACTGTCAATTGGTATTTGAACAATCAGGAATGGCTCTATGTATAAAACTGTATATGTTACAGGATGTTTAGGATTTATCGGCTACCATGTTGCTAAATCCTGTTTAGAAAAAGGTTGGTATGTCTGCGGAGTTGACAAAGGTACATATGCTGCCAATTGGAATCTTCTTGATGATTTGCTAACATACAAGAATTTTAAATTTGAAAATAAAGACATTAATGAACTAACAATGATTCATGACTGTGATTATTTTATTAATACTGCCGCAGAAACCCACGTAGACAATAGCATTGTTAGTAGTATTGAATTTGTTGACAGTAACATCAGTGGCGTTCATAATATTTTAGAACTTATTAGAACAAAAATTAGTGGTAGAAAAAAGACTCCTGTTCTACTGCATTTCAGTACTGACGAAGTATATGGTGATATAGATCATGGTTTCCATAAAGAAACAGATCTGTTAAAGCCAAGCAATCCTTACAGCGCAACAAAAGCTGCTGCTGACATGTTAGTCATTGCTTGGGCCCGAACATATAACTTACCTTATGTAATTGTTAGACCAACAAACAACTATGGCATTGGTCAATACACTGAAAAGTTTATACCACACGCTATTAAGTATCTAACGTTGGGTAAAAAAGTTTTGTTACACAACAAAGGAACACCACGTAGAACGTGGTTACATGCAAGTGATACTGCTGAAGCTGTAATAACAATTATGGAAAAAGGTATTGTTAATGAGATTTATAATATCTCAGGCACGTTTGAAGAACAAAATATTGTAGTCGCTAAAAAGATTATTAATCTTTTAGGGCTAACAGAAAACGAAGAAAACTATCTAGATACAAATTATGAGCGGCCTGGCCAAGATGTTAGATATGCTATCGACGATACTAAGATTAAATCTTTAGGTTGGGAGCCAAAAGCTAATTTTGACGATGAGCTTGTAAAAATTGTAAAATATTATAAAGAAAACTTTATTTGGTGAAATTATGAAAAATTATCTTATTGGCGCTGTGCGCCCAATTATTAAGAACTGGGGTTATTGGAAAGGCACAGGAGATAATCCAAGGGCTGAACGTGACCTTATGGACTATGAAAACATGTACTCTATCAGTAGAAGCAGTGCAAAAACTTATCTACAGGGCGAGTGGGAAGAAATCAAGCTCACTGCACCCGTACTTGATTCTAGAGCATATCAAATAGCACACTGGTACATGATTAAAGAACTATGGCACAAGGAGCCATGCAATATTTTATGCATGGGCGCAGACACTATGTTCCTCAAACCAACAGAAGTGTTCGGCAAGTACAATGATATGATGATGTTTAATTACACTGATCCAAAAACACACGAGGAAGCACAGCATTATTTTAACGATGATGTTAGATACTATCCAGCAGAGATGGATCCAAAGGTTTGGGACTTAGGCGAAAGACTTATAGATAAGTGGTTCACACATAAAGAAAATGATTGGAGTTGGGGACAGTTGATTCACAATTATCAGTTGTGGAGTCAAGGTTTAGATGTTTCAGAAGTACTAGATCCAAAGATGGCTTTTCAAATCTTTAATTTGAATGTACCTTTTGCAGAAGAATGGAACAATTGTAAGCTTGCAGATGCTAACATAATTCATTTACACAGCAGCAGAGACACAACCTCTCGAGTATCTGCAATGAAGGAAATTGCAGAAACGTTTAATGTCCCTGTTGACATAAAAGAAGAAATGATAGTATTGTAAAATACTACAAAGATCAACAGATCACTTCGTTAGAAGTTTTGTATAAAAAGTATTCGGTAGGCGCCTACCAAGCACTTTTTAGGACAGTCAGTTGCAGCACTGGGCTACTATATAGCGTATTCTAAGAGGGACGCAAAAAACATTACTTGTTAGACTGAACATATTCTGTCCACGCTATTATTTACGCAAACATTAAAAAATCGTTAGAAAACGGTGTGTTTTTAGGTGCTGGCGATAAAGCGTGTTAAAAACAAGATAAAGCGCAGCATATAGTATCAATAAGAGCTGTATAATAAGCTAGAAAACATTAAATAGAATATACGAAAAGGTAAAATACATGTTAATTCAAAAGCCGCTTGACGCGGGGGATATTGTTAGTATTAAACTTCTCACTGGAGAAGAAGTATTAGGAAGGTTTGTTACTGAAACAGACTCGGAGATTCATATTAAAAAACCCAGTACTTTAGCTATGGGCAATCAAGGAATGGGGATTGTACCCTGGATGATGACTACTCAACCAGAGGTAACTAAGCTAAATAAACACACTGTTATTGCACATGCGCCCACAGACGCTGAAATTGCAAAAGCATATATAGAAGCTACTTCATCTATCAAGTTAGCTTAACGTGCCCAACAACACATAGACTTGACAAATCCGTTTTAGTATAGTATACTATAAAGACAATGTAACGTTGTCAATAGGTTCCATTACCACCAACCGAGGGCATATGCCCACAAGGAGGAAGTACATGTTAGAAAATTCATTGAGGGGAGTTAATCTTCTTGCTGGTATTGCAATTGTAGGTCTATTGACCTCAACAGTAACAGCATATAAGTTTAGCCACACCGATACTAAAACAGGAATGACCACAGCGTCAGCTGAGCAAATTCGAAAAGATTTGGATTGTCTTGCAATAAACATTTATAGGGAAGCAGGCAACGAACCATTTGAAGGTAAAGTTGCTGTAGCCCAAGTTACACTTAATCGTACACAGAGCCCGGATTTTCCTAACAGCGTTTGCGGCGTAGTGTATCAGAAAAATAAATTTACTAGAAAAGTAGTATGCCAGTTTAGTTGGTACTGCGATTCTAAGCATAGAAATCGTCCTATCGATCAAGAAAGCTATGACGAAAGTTATCGAGTAGCAAAGATGGTTCTAGTAGAAGACTTTAAACTAGAGTCTCTTGATCAGGCACTATTTTATCATGCTGATTATGTAAACCCAAATTGGGGTCTTAAAAAGATTACCAAAATCGGTCAGCATATTTTTTACAAAGGTAAAGAAACATCATGAATACAGAAATTCTCAAGCTCAAACTAACACACTTTTTTGATAAAGGTGTGCAAGAGTTTAAGAACAGCATTAGAAAAGTTTCAATTGATACTATCGGTTGGACTGCTCTAATTGCGCTCCATGCTGTCACAGTTCCTTCCTTACTTGGACTGATGACGGGAATTACAGACAACACACCGCCCATTGATATGGTTATTCTTCTTTGGGCTGCGTTAGGACTTTTCTATATCAAGGCAACCTTGGAAAGAAATTTCATAGCGTTGAATATCATTGGTTTTGGTTTTATTGCACAATCAATATTGATGGCATTGATATTCTTTAAGTAGGGCAAAAACAAACATTATAAGGAGGAGGAGTAATGACCCTTAAACAAGGCATTAATCTAACCATTAGAAATGTTGTCGTAGCTTTAACAATCGGAGTTTTATTTGCGTCAACTAATGCGTTAGCAGAGCAAGGTCCTAAAGACGTTGCAAAACAACACATAGAGAAGATTGAAAAACATTTACTACCACTATACGTACCGGTACCCGACAGGTCATCCATGCTTATAGTTAAAAAGAGAGAACCTGTAGTAAACAATAGTCAAGTTCTTTGCTTGGCTAAAAACATTTACTATGAAGCAGGTGGCGAAAGTGCCAAGGGCAAAGCAGCAGTAGCACACGTCACTCTCAACAGAACAAACAGTTCACTGTTTCCGAATTCAATATGTAATGTAGTGAAACAAAGAAGCAGATCTGTTTGCCAGTTTAGTTGGGTATGTATGAGAAAATCCCCACCTAAACAACACACTGAAACTTGGCGGGAAAGTCTTAGAATAGCTAATCAAACCTTAGCAGGTCATATAAGTGACCCTACACACGGTGCGCTATTCTTTCATGCCGTATACGTGAAACCTTCATGGTCTCGCAAATTTAGAAAAACTACACGAATAGGAAATCATATTTTCTATAGAACGTAATATAGTTTAACGGTCTCCTGTGTTGATATAAATACTACTATAATCAACACAGGAGATTTTTTATGATTAAACACATTATCCTAGTAGCAGCACTACTAGTTTCAGCAACACCAGCACTAGCACAAAAAACACCAGTAGGTGTAACTTATGATGCACAAATTGTAAGAGCAACCGACGGCGACACTGTGGTGATTGCAGCACCTTACCTCCCGGCTCCTCTTAAGCCAGAACTTGCTGTAAGAGTGTTTGGAGTTGACACTCCTGAAAAGGGTTTCCGTGGACAGTGCGAAAGCGAAAAAGCCCGCGGTGAACAAGCATCTATCTTTACAAAAGATTTGATCAAGGCTACTAAGAAGCACCAAGTCGTACTGTATTCGTGGGATAAGTTTGGTGGCCGTGTTCTTGGAGATATCCTCCTTGATGGCATGAGCCTTCGTGCTTTGCTGATTAAGAACGGCTTCGCTCGTGAATACTACGGAGATGCAAAGCAGTCTTGGTGCAAATAACAATTTTATGAAAAACAGTAACAGCGATATACGCTCCGTTAACGGAGAGCTGGATAAAAAATATAATCAAGGACTTGATTGGTTTTTAAATAGCGAATACTATACAGCGAATATCCCTGTTACGTTTTTATATCTAAACGAAGCAAATCATTTAGAGACCACAGGCCAACCTTGGCAACAAGGCAGAACTGTTAGTTTTAGCAAACAGTATGTTAGCGGTGATAAAGTTATAATTTATTATGCCAATGAAGTTGCTTCTAATAACGAACAACGCTTAATACAAAATTTTTTAAAGAAACATAATGTTCCTTTAAAGGACGTAATCCTTGTTGGCAATTTATTTGAGTACGAAGGCCGCCAAACAAAAGTAGGATTAGATTTGGGTCTAGCACCTAGCCAAA